TCAATACCAACATAGGTACTATTTGTAACATCATACCACCTAAATGTTCCCCAACTACTAGTTGATGTAAATCTTCTAATAATAGCTTCCAATTTATAGGTATTACCTGCGGTTAGTGTTACTTGTGTATTTGAACCTTTTGTAATTAAAGAACCATTTGATGCACTTGTTGTTTGAAAACTTATTGCAGTTCCATTTCCAACACCAGTTTGTTCAGCGTTATTTTGTGCTAGTAAATAACTACCATTAGCCACACCATAAGTTGTTGGCTGACCGTTTACAATTACATTATCAAATGAACCTGTTGGAGCCGTTAAAGTTGTTCCACTATATGTTAAACCTGATTGAACGGTTGCGTTTGTTCCTGAACCATTATATGTTATTAAACCACCGGCTGTTGAACCTGTTAGTGTTACTAAACCTGATGTTCCGCTAGTACCACTTGTTCCCGCCGTTCCCGATGAACCACTAGTTCCGCTTGATCCGCTAGAACCTGATGTTCCTGATGTTCCGCTAGTACCACTTGAACCCGATGTTCCCGAAGAACCGTTAGAACCTGAACTTCCGCTCGTTCCTGACGTTCCACTTGTTCCTGAGGAACCATTAGAACCACTCGTTCCTGATGTACCAGAAGAACCCGAATTACCTGATGTTCCACTTGATCCGTCTAAACCACTAGTTCCCGAAGAACCATTAGAACCTGATGTTCCATTACTTCCTGAAGAACCTGATGTTCCACTTGTACCTGATGAACCAGATGTTCCTGATGTACCATCAATACCACTAGTACCTGAAGTACCTGAACCACCACCCGAAATTGCATTTGGTGTTATATCAATGTATGTTCCACCTGGAACACCAACTACGGTAGAACTATTTGTCCATGTGGTTGTTGTTGTTATTTGTACAGAATATGTTGAATTATTCGGCCAAGATGCAAAATATCCATAAAATTCATATGATGTGGTACTAACTTGAACAACTCTTATTGATGACGGAGATGTTGAACTTGTACCCAAATTAGTATCTCTTGTTGCACCACCATTACCATAAAATCCCCCGTTATTTGATGAACCATTTGATGTTGCAAAGAATAATTCTGTTAATTGATTTTGAACAAATCCCGCATTAAACCCTGCATGACCAACAATTGTCATATGTAATGTTGACCCATTTTGTGCTGTTGACCAAGTACCTAATTTAATCCATGTTGCAGAGCCACTATCGGGTAAATCATATGCAACATTTCCACTACTTCCTGATGAACCCGAACTACCACTTGTACCGGATGAACCAGTACCCCCACTAGTACCTGATGTACCACTTGTACCTGAACTTCCATCTGTACCTGAGGTCCCATCAATACCACTAGTACCTGAAGTACCAGATTCTCCACTAGTACCTGAAGTACCAGATTCTCCACTAGTACCTGAAGTACCTGAAGTACCAGATTCTCCACTAGTACCACTTGTACCTGACCAACCATTTATTTGGGTTACCATCATAAAACACTGACTCGTAGCAAAATCACCAGTTGAATTAGCAAAAGTACTTCTTAGGGTTACTTGTGTTGTTCCTGTTGTGACAATAATTGCCTCCGCCGATGATTGCCAAGCAGCTGAGGCACTGCTATTAACGACTATTACAGCTCCTGTGTTTCCTATTAAAGTATTACTTGCGGTTACATTTATCCATTGATATTGTACTTCAGCGTTATTTATAGAATTGGCAAGTGCGAACGAAGCTGATAATTTATACGTCTTATTTGCTGCTAAGGTTATAATACCATTAGTGTCATTATATGATACCGAACCATTAGATGTTACTGTACCAGATAATACAAAATTATTTCCAGTTGAAGGTATTGTTGCGGTTGTTGGCTTGAAATATAGCCAATCATTGTCTACGTAACCCGAAGTACCACTTGTTCCTGCAGTACCACTAGTACCTGATGAACCACTAGTTCCTGAACTACCATTTGACCCACTTGTACCTGAACTGCCGTTATCACCTGATGTTCCACTTGATCCGTCTAAACCACTTGTTCCTGATGTTCCATCTAAACCTGATGTTCCTGATGAACCATCATTACCACTTGTACCTGATGTACCAGCAGTTCCCGATGCTGCAATTAAAGTCCAATAATCATCCCCACCACCATCAATGTAACCACCAAATGGACCATAACCAGATGGTGCATATCGAATACAATACCAAGTTTCACCACCGTGAGTTACAACGGCACCTATATCATAAATTTGACCACCAGACCACGGACCTAAAAAGTTCCATAATGCATCGGCTCCTGAGGTACCAGATGTTCCACTTGATCCCGAATTACCACTTGTACCTGATGTTCCTGAACTACCGTCACTTCCACTAGTACCTGAAGAACCGTTAGAACCATTTATACCACTTGTTCCTGAACTACCATTACTTCCTGACGTTCCGTCTATACCATTTAATCCCGATGTTCCTGAACTACCGTTTATACCACTAGTTCCTGACGTACCATCTATACCGCTGGTACCTGAAGAACCATTATTACCCGATGTTCCTGAACTACCGTTTATACCACTGGTTCCCGAACTACCATTTGTTCCACTAAAACCACTAGTTCCTGACGAGCCATTACTACCTGATACTCCCGAAGAACCAGAACTACCATTAGAACCTGATGTTCCACTACTTCCGTTTGACCCTGAAGTACCTGACGTTCCGGATGAACCGGAAGTACCTGAAGTTTGTGAATTTCCCAATATGGTTTCACGAGTTACTTTATAAGTGGTTGTTTCACCACTATTATTCATAATAAAATATGCTCCTGTTGTGTCTCCAGTGAATAATGGTAATTCGTTTACTTTTTTATTGTTCATTTAAGATAAATATTTTTTTAATGTTGATATTGTATACACTCTTCGTTTTGTGTTAGTATTGAAAATTCGTCTTGTGTTAAAATGGTATAATCACAATAAGAAGTTATAACAATCTCATTAATATTTGGTAATATATAATCTTTCAAATCAGTACTATAATCCAATTCCACATCAAAATACTCAGAATAATCCAACACAACATCAACCCAACCTGTTTTATCTATGATAAAATCATAAGTTTCTGAATTATCTAATTTTAAATCTAATTTTGACCCATAAAATTTTAAAATATTCTGTCCTGACATATTTCTATAAATATCTTTCTTTCTATTTGATATTTATATAAAAAACCATTTAGATGAATAATTTAATTAAAGGGATTATAGAAGAAAAATTTGCTTCTAAAGCACAACAAAGATTCTTCTATGCACAAGCCGGAAAAGGTGGTAAAAAGGGTAAAAAATGGTCCAAATGGGCTAAAGAATTTTCAAATAAGACTGATTTCGATGAAATTCCTGATAAAGTAGAAAAAGAGGAAGATATAGAAGAAATTGTAGATAAGAAAGGAAACATCAGTAGAAGTAAAAAACCATCTAATTTAAGTTCTAAAGGTGTAACCCAAAGAAAAACAAGTGACGATGTTATAAAAACAGGTGCAGGTAGTATGGGTATACATGGTGTTCACGGTACACATACTTCTTTAAGGTATTGGGCGGAATCTGATATGAGTAAAGCATTAGGTTTTAAAGACACAATGGGTAAAGACGAAGACTTTGATGATGCCGAAAAACATTTTGAAAAGGAATTAGGTTTACCTGATGATGAAGCAAAAGAAAGAATGGGTCAAATGGGTTACGATGAAAAATTACCAGATGATAAAGTGAGATTGGTTGAAAATCCTAAAAAATTTATGGAAGAATACATCGAAAGTGTTTTATCAAAAAAGAACGTTAGTAATGATATCGTGACAAAAGAAAGTGAACCAACAGAAGAAAAAGAAATTAATCCAATATTATTAAAACAATTATCCTCACTAAAAAACTCTTTAAAAAAGAATAATTTGAATGTAGATGATGTTTTAAAACATTTAAAAAACGATGAATAAAGACTTAAAAAATAGTTTTTTTGATATTCCTCAAAACATATTAGATCAAATAAATTCAAGTTTACAAAATTTAAATGGTCAACATGTTGATGGTGTTCATCGTGCAAAAAAACTTTTAAATGATAAGAAGGTAAAATATGGTCAATTAAAAAAGATTATTCATGATATTAGTAACATGGATAAACAAAAAGATTTATTAAAATATAATTTATGTGGTGGAGAAAGAATGGAAAAATGGTCAAAACAACATTTGAAAGGTGAAAGAGATTTAATAAGTAATAGAAAAGATTCAAAAAAACAAGCGGATGAGATTGGTGGGATAACCGGAGAAAGAAAAAACTCACATCTTAAAAAACACACAAAGAATTTCAGTTTTAAAATACCCATCAATTTAATTAAAAGTAATTCAGATAAAACATCAATTTCACCAATAACATCTTTGAAATTGTTTGAAGAAGTAGAAAGAATAAAAAAATTAATGTTATAATATGGCAACACAATTAGAAATATTAGCGGAACAATTTAGAAAAGAACATATATCTAAAAACATATATGATACCGATGGTGCATATAGTTCAAATCATCGTAATGCAAATTCGGATGGTGATGAAAAAGGAAAAAATGAAATCGGTAGCTCTGTAGACATTCAAAATAGAATATCAAACTTGACAAGAAATACGTATGATGAAAATAACAGTTATGGTGTAAATCATCGTAATGCAAATTCGGATGGTGATGAAAAAGGAAAAAATGAAATCGGTAGTTCTGTAGATATATCAAGTAGAAACGAATTAATTGCAAGAAACGGATACAATCCAAATAATGGATATGGAATAAATCATCCCAATGCACTATCTAGTGGTGATGAACCAGGTAAAGGTGAAAATAATAATAATGTTGGTGGGTTAACCGACATCAATGCCAGAATTGACAATACAGGTAGAAACATTTATAATAAGAATAATTTATATAATTCCACACATCCAAATGCACTTTCAAATGGTGATGATAAAGGTAAAGGAGAATTAGATAATAGTGTTGGCTCATCTTTCGATATAAACACGAGAATTGAAAGTATATCAAGAAACAAATACGGAGAAACAAAAAGATATCCAGATTTTTAATGTCATTTAAAATAACAAACATATTATTAGAACAACCGTCTGGCAAAAAATCCAAACCAATTATTAGTGCAATAAAAAATAGGAATCCAGTTACATTTTATTATTCGGGTAAGTCATCATCTGAAAAAGATAGTGTTAAAAGGGGTGTAAGGGTTAGAGCAGAAATTGTTGCATATGGATTGAGTAAAAAGGGTAATGAAATTGTTAGAGCTTATATTCAACCACCTTCAGTTTCTAAAAAAGGTTATGACAAAACAAATTGGAGAACATTTATTATTGATAAAATGTCAAATATAAATGTTTTAACTGACGAAACATTTGATATAAAAAGACCAGGTTATAAAGAAGGTGCGGAATCTAATAGAGGACCAATGGTCACAACATATGTAACATCAGATTGGAGTAAAACACCGGATGTAAAACCAAAAGAAACACCACCAACACCTGAACCAAAACCAATTACTAAACCAAGTAAAGAACCTTTACCACAACCAAAAGTTGGTGATAAACCAACGCCTACTCCACAACAACCAAAAGATCATGTTGGTGATATTTTTAAAACATTAAAACCTTTAGATATTGATGGTAACAAAGTTATCACAACCCAAGACTATCAAAAAGCAGTAACAGACTTATATAAGAAAAAAGAAAATGACTGGAAACTATCTCAAAGAGAATTAGGTAAAAATGAAAAACCTGGTGAGGGTACAAGAAAAAGATTTGAGTTGGATTCAAACAAAGAACTTTCAAACATGTTAAATAAAAATAATGTTGCAGTTTCTGATAAAACACCTGAACCAACACCCGAACCTACTCCTGAACAAAATCCTGAAAATGAACCATTACAGGAATCAATATCAAGAATAAAATCTTTAATGTTGTTAATTAATTAATTATATTTTTTAAAAAAGAAGATAAGATGTCACAACAGCAATTTATAAACGGACCAATATCAGCAGACAGTTTAATGTCAAAATTAGTTCAAGCAAAAAAAGTTATGAGTAAGGTTGATACCGGAAATTATGAAACAGGTAATATAAACGAAACAATATTAAGAAGTGATCCTGAACAATTAGCCAACACCCAAGCAACTCAACCACCATCAACAAGACCTGTTGGTGGTCCGGTTACTGTTGACAAAATAAAAAATTCAAAATTACCCGACGCAATAAAACAAGCCATGATAGATAGTCCAATTCCACAAATTTCATTAAGTGAAACATTGGATATGGATTTTGTTAAAGGGGCGAAAAGATTAATGGAACAAGAGGGTGTACAATCAAAAAAACAAACAACACAACCAAAAATTCAAACAATACCAACACAAGGTGTTGATATGAATGCAATTGCGGTTTTAATTGAAAACACAGTTAGAAAAGTTTTAGACGAAAAATTAAATCAAATACTTACAGCACAACAAACACAATCTATAAATGAAAATTTAGTATTAAAGGTTGGTGATTCCATTTTTAAAGGGAAAATCACAGGTGTAAATAAAAGCAAGTAATGAGTATTGAGAATATACACCTACTACACGCGGGTAGAGGTACATATTTTGATAGAACAATCAACATTTTTTCTTGGAGTGACAAATTTCACATCTATTTAGGAAGTTACGTATCTATTGGTAGAGATTGTAACTTTTTTTTACATGCCAATCATAGAACAGATTGGATTACAACAAGTTCACAATTATGGGGACCGGTGTCAGATGATGTTGCTGATATGCATATGAGAATAGGACACCCTACTTGTAATGGCGATATTCATGTTGGTAATGACGTTTGGATTGGTGCTAAGGCAACTGTAATGTCAGGCGTCAAAATAAACGATGGTGCAGTTGTTGCTGCGTGTTCTGTCGTAACAAAAGATGTTCCACCTTATGCAATTGTGGGTGGTAATCCCGCAAAAATTATCAAATATAGATTCACAGAAGAACAAATAGATTCTCTTTTAAAAATAAAATGGTGGGAATGGGAAGAACAGAAAATAAAAGAAGAAGCAATGAATATGTGGTCTACCGACATAAATGAATTCATAAAAAAACATTTATAGTTTTGTTTTTCGGTTTTTTTTATGTATTTTTTAGACATATAATGATATGATAATGTCTAAGATTAGAATACTTGCAATACCATCCGATAATCACGGAGTTGGTAAATATAGAATGTTGGATCCATACAAATACATTGGTGAAAACTACGATAATGAATTTCATGTGGATATTGCGTTTGAGGTACCAAACCAAGATAAATTTTTCGAAAACTATGATATTGTCGTTTTTCATAGTTTTATTCATAAAACATCTCACGAGGATAATATTGAAAGAATAAAATGGTTAAAATCTAAAGGAATAAAAACCATTATTGATATAGATGATATGTGGAATGTTGACCCAAAACATCCAATGTACATACAAATTAAAAAGAATAATATCCCACAAAAAAAAGTTGAGATGTTAAAACTTTCTGATTATGTATCAACAACCACTCCCATATTTGCAAATACCATTACACAAAGATTAGGTGTAAAAAATGTAATGGTTTTTCCTAATGCAATAGATGAAAATGAACCACAATTTATTTCAAAACCCGAAAAATCTGAAAAAGTAAGGTTTGGTTGGTTAGGAGGGTCATCACATTTACCAGACATTCAATTATTGGAAAATGGTATATCCTCAACACACAATGCGTTTAAAAATAAAGTTCAATTTGTTCTTTGTGGTTTTGATACCAGAGGTTCTGTAACTGAAATTGATAAAACAACAAATCAAGAAAGAAGGAGACAAATTTTACCACATGAAACTGTGTGGTTTAAATATGAAAACATTTTTACAGACAAATACAAAGTAATAGACGAAGATTATAGGAAATATCTTCTTAATTTTATGGAAACACCATTTAATGATGAAGATAAACCATATCGAAGAAGGTGGACAAAGGACATAACAAAGTATGCAACAAATTATAATTTATTTGATGTTTCTTTGGCTCCTTTAGTTGAAAATGAATTTAATTCTAATAAATCACAACTAAAAATTATTGAAGCGGGTTTTCATAAAAAAGCGGTAATTGCTAGTGGTGTTAATCCATATTCATTAGATTTAATTTCCGCAGTAGACCAAGGTGTTTTTAATGATAAAGGAAATGCACTAATTGTTCAACCATCTAAAAATCATAAAGATTGGGCGAAACAAATGAAACGTCTAATTGAAAACCCCAACATGATTGAGGATTTGGGTAATAGACTATACGAAACAGTTAAAGACAAATATTCACTTAAAAACGTATCAAAAAATAGAGTAGAATTTTTTAAAACAATAATTAACAAATAAAAAAGAAAAAATCATGCATTATTTAGTAACAATCGGTTATGAAACCGAACAAATGGACAGAAACGGTAATCCTCGTTTACAAAAATTAAAGTATATTGTTGAAGCTGAAACAGTAGAAGAAGCAACAATTGTTGCCGCAAAGTATAGAGCGGGAGACGTTCGTTCAAGTGAGAGTATTTCAGTTGCAAAAATGGCAATTGAATGTATTATTGATCACAAAAATACACCCGAATATTATAAGTAATATTCATAAACAAAAACTAAATGGATTTCAACAGTAGAGATGTACAAATTTTAAGACAATCCCAAAGTAAATTAGCATTGGAATATCTTTCACAACAGGGTGTGTTAGTAACAGTAGAAGAATTACAAAGAGTAACTGACGTATTTGTAGAATGTTGTTTAAGACCTATTGATAATGATTTAAGAGATAGACTTAAAAAATTAGATAAATGGATTTTAGATAAAAAACTCAAATCAAATGGAGAATGATGAAATAAAAAATTATATCAATCAACTTAAAAATTTAGAAAAAAGTATTTTAAGTGATGACGATGATGATACAGATTTAAATTTTATGGAAGAATTAAACACTATTCTAAGTAAATTAGATGAAGATGTTAAAAGTGATTTTTTTTCAACTAAAGGAATGGTTGTAAAAATCAAAAAACTTCATGAAAAAGCGGTTATACCAAAATACTCTAAACCAGGTGATGCTGGCATGGATTTAACAATAACTTCAATCATTTCAGAAACAACAACCGATGTGACTTACGGGTTTGGTGTTGCAATGGAGATACCAAGAGGATTTGTGGGATTAGTATTCCCAAGATCATCAGTAAGAAAATATGATTTGAGTTTAACTAATTGTGTTGGGGTAATTGATAGTGGATATCGAGGTGAATTACAAGCCACATTTAAAAAAACGAGTTGGTTAAAGGGGGAAAATTCAGAGAAATATGAAATAGGTGATAGAGGTGCACAAATAATGATTTTAGCATATCCCGAAATCGATTTTGTTGAATCAGACAACTTATCTAATACAGATAGAGGCGATGGTGGGTTTGGATCAACTGGTAAATAGAAAGTATTTATTCATATAACAACAATTATTAAAATTAAAAGCATTGAGAGGAAAGAGTTCAAAAACGAGTAAACCCCAAAATTTGGGTACTACTACAACAACAATAGAAGGTGTTACACCTAACAAGAGGAGAATTAGAGAGTTAGTGAAAAAACCAAAAGAAAAGTTTCTAACCAAATCACAAGAAGAATATTGGAACATTTTAGGTAATTCCGAAATAACTTTATGTTTTGGTCCTGCGGGTGTTGGTAAATCATATATAGCAATGAAAAAAGCTGTTGATTTATTATGGGACGATTCTAACAAATATGAAAAAATTATAATTGTTAGACCAGCGGTTGAAGCCGAAGAAAAATTGGGTTCATTACCTGGTGGTTTAGAAGAAAAATTAGACCCATACATTTACCCCTCTTATTATTTATTAAACAAGATAATTGGTAAAGAGTCGAGAGAAAGATTAAAAGATGAAGGTTTTATTGAGATTGCGGCTTTGGCTTATATGAGAGGTTGGAATGTGGATAATACAATTTTAGTATTTGAAGAGGCTCAGAATGCAACACCAGCACAAATAAAATTATTATTGACTCGTATTGGATTTAATTCTAAATTCTTTTTATCTGGTGACTTAGAACAATCGGATAAATTCAAAGACAAAACAAAAAGTGGTTTATATGATGCAAAACAAAGACTACATGATGTAAAAGGTGTAGGTATATTTGAATTCGGCGACCAAGATATTGTTAGAAATCCAATTATCACACATATTTTAAAAAGATATGATTAATCTTTACTTATAAAATTAATCATATTATATTTTTTAAATGGAAATATTTTTAAGTGTAGACGGAGTCATAAGAAACACAATTCAAAAATTTGATTATCATTATAAAGATTTGTATTTAGATTCTGAACATGAATCTGAAAATAATTTTGAATATAATGTTATAGAACCAATTCATAATGATAATATCTTATCATCGTATCAATTTCAATCTGTTGATGAATTTGAATATTTTTTGTATATCGAATATCCAATAGAAATTTTTGGTCACGCGGGATTAAGTTATTCCACAACCTTTACCGATTTAAACAAACTTATTTATGATAATCAAGATCATAATTTTACAATAGTTGGTTTGAATGAATTAGGTAAATCTAAACCCGCAACATTATTCTTTTTATCTAAAAACGGATTTTTAGGAAATAATATAAAATTTATTAAATCAAAAGATATCTCAAATGAGTGGGAAAAATGTGATGTATGGATTACAGATTCTAAAGAAATCATAAACTTATGTCCGGAAAATAAAAGTGTAATAAAGTTTAATACAAGTTATAATCAACACTTTACACATACAAAAGAAATATCTAAATTAACAGAAATAAACGAACCATGGTTGAAATTTTCGGAAAATACTATTACATCGACCTCGAAGCAATTACAGCAAAGTGCAGAACAGGAAACACAATAAAAAACGATGATGGTACAGAAACAACAGAAATAAACATTTTTAAATATGAAATTTTAAAAATGTGTATAGAAAGAATTTTAAATGAATTTGATGAAAACGATGAAGGTATAGGAGTTTTTGGACAAAAAGAAACCACAATATCATTCAGACTTGCATTTAACACATTAATAAAAAATAACATTTTAATTGAAGATGATGAGTAAAAATAACGAGAATATAGAAAAATTAGAACAAGCATTAGGTAGATTAGAAAATCAACAAAATACAATTTATTTTCTTACCTACGATACTAAAAACAACCCAAGAGCGTCAGTTAAATACATTTATGATTTGGCGTTAATATTGAAAGAAAATGGAACAAACACTAAAATTTTGGTTGAAGATAAAAATTATGGTGGTGTTTCTCATTGGCTAGAGGACAAGTATAACGAGATAGAAGTTGCATCTATTAAAGAAGATAAAATTGAAATTAAAATTGATGATGTTTTAGTTGTACCTGAATATTATTCAAATGTACTCCAACAACTTGGAAATATTAAGTGTACTAAAGTTATGTTGGTACAACAAAAAGATTACATATTCGAAACTTTACCGGTAGGTAGTAGATGGAGAGATTATGGATTTGATAAAGTTATCACAACAACTGAAGGTTGTAAAAAATACATTTCAGAAATTTTTCCTGAAGCATTAGTACATATTATTCCACCAATTATCGAAGATAATTTTTCAATAACAGAAAAAAATCAAAAACCTTTTATTGCAATTAGTTGTAGAGATAGAGTAATACATAGAAGAGTGATTTCTGAATTTTATTTAAAATATCCACAATTAAGATGGATTACATTTAGAGACATGGTACAAATGTCTTATAGTGAATTTTCAGATGCACTTAAAGAATGTTTTGTTTCTATTTGGGTAGATGATGAATCAACATTTGGTACATTTCCATTAGAATCAATGAAGTGTGGTGTTCCTGTTGTTGGTAAAATACCGAACATGGAACCTGATTGGTTATCGGAAAACGGAATGTGGTCATATGATACAAGTAAAATTGTTGATATTTTAGGAACATACACATTAGCTTGGTTAGAAGGTGTTGAATTACAAGATGAAGTAAAACAAAAAATGATTGAGACATTATTACCATATGATAAAACATTAACTGAAAATAATATATTATCAATTTTCAATTCATTTACAAATAAAAGAATTGATGCAATAAAAAATGCATTAGAAAAATTAAAAGTAGAAGAAACAGTATGAAAAAATATTCAATAATTTTACCAATACATGAAATCAATGAAGAATATAAAGTTATGTTAAATAACGCAGTTTCTTCAATAGAAGACTTTCATAATGATGTTGTATTATTAGTTGTTTGTCCCCCAAGTGTTAAAAATGAAATTTCAAATATTTCACAAAAATTAGAAGTAGAATATCTCATTAATTCAGGTGACACTGATTTTTGTTCACAAATAAATTTAGGTATTACCAATTGTAAAACTGAATGGTTTTCTATTTTAGAAATCGATGATGAATATAAATCAAATTGGATAAAAAATATTAATTCATATGTGAATGAAAATTCAGATGTTGATGTTTTTTTACCGATAGTAAAAGATGTTAACGTTGAGGGTTCGTTTATTAGTTTTACAAATGAATCTGCTTGGGCATATGGATTTACAGAAAAACAAGGATTGATTGATAATGAGGTTTTATTAGATTATCAAAACTATCAAACAAGTGGTGGTTTATATAAAACAGAAGTTATCAAAGAAAATGGAATGTTTAAAGAAAACATGAAACTCACATTTAGTTATGAATTTTTACTAAGATTAACACATAACGGTGTTAAAATTATGGTTGTTCCAAAAATAGGATACCAACATGTTAACTTTAGAGAAGACTCATTATTTTGGAAATACAAAAATAATGAAGAAACTAAGTTAACTGAAAATGAAGTTAAGTTTTGGTTAGATTCGGCCAAAAAAGAATTTTTCTTTAAAAATAAACGCGATATAAAATATGTTGAATCGTAAATGCCAAGAAAAAGAACCCAAAAAATTTATTTTGGGGAGGATCAAGAGAAGGCGGTAGTCAGTTATTTAGAGAGTACTGATGAAACAGAAAGAAATAAGATATTCAACGAATATTTACGTGAACCCCTAATTATAATGGTCGAATCAATTATTCGACGTTATAAACTATACAGAAAAGATCTTGAATTCCAAGAAATTCATGATGATACGATGTCTTTTTTATTGACCAAAATCAATAAATTTGACCATACAAAAAATCATAAAGCATATTCCTATTTCGGTACTATTTGTAAGAATTACCTTATGGGGGCAATTCAAAAGGACACTAAAGAACAAAATAGACAGGTGTCGTATGATGATATTTCATCCTCCATTGAGGAAAGTACGGAATATTCATATACAATGGATGAATATGTTGTAGATTATAGAGATGTCATTATTAAACTAACCGTAGACTTGGAAGAGTTTATTGAATCTGAAGAATTAACCGAAAACGAACAAAAATTAGGTTATGCCCTATTAGAAATATTCTCAAATTTTGACAAAATATTTCAGGTTGGTGACGGAAACAAATTCAATAAAAATTTAATATTACTCTCATTAAGAGAGATGACCTCACTAAGTACTAAAGAAATCAGGATATCAATCAAAAAATATAGAAAACTATATGATGGTATTATTGGTGGATTTTTAGAATAATTCTATTTATTGTTATGGGAAGGGAAAGAAAAAATATTATTTCACTTGACGTGGATTCGGCATTGGCATTGATGCAAGAAATCTATAATGATGTGGTGGAAAATAGAAATACCGCGTCTCAGATAATGAGAAAAATGATGTCTTTTATGAAAGACGCAGAAGACATGAGTGTCATTGGTCCGGTTATTAAAGAACAACAAAAAATATTAAACGATTGTACTGAGAAGAAAATATCGTTAGTAAAATTACAGAGTGTTCTATTGAAACAAACATCTGGCGGGGGTGGTAAAACACCTTTAGGTAAGTTAGATTTAACCGATGAAGATAGGTTACTATTGGATAAAATGTTAAATGATACTTCTTCTGAAGAGGACAAATATAAACTATAATGAGTAAGGTTAAAAATACTAAGAATAAATTAAAGTCTAAAATTGAGGCCATCAAAAAAATAAATGATGACCCTAAGGCTCTCGCTGATAGTATATATGATAAATATTTAAAAGATTTGCCATCCACAGATAAATTATTTGGAAAAAAATTAGATGATTTTTTAGAAAAAAGAAGAAAAAAGAACGAAAACAAGAAAGACATTTTTGGGGAGTTAATGGAAATTGTTGATTCCATTTTAAATTCAAATAGTAAAACTGATAAAAATAAAGATAAAAATATACCCACTAAGTTATTTTCTAAGAAAAGATTAAAATTTCACGCCGAAAGGGCCTCCGAAAAAACATTAGAACAATCTAAAGAGATTATATTAGACAATGTTAAAAAAGTATTTTTTGCTTCTGATGGAGAAAGTATTTGTGGAACAAACCAAACAATTACCGTCGATTCGTTATATATAAAACCTCAAGAATTTGATTTTTTAAATGTTTTAACTGTTGACCCAACAAGTGCAACAGGTCAAATTGTTTATGAACCCACAACAGGTAGTACTAAAACAAAAGTTAATAGAGAATTGTACGACACGTTCTCAGGTAGTACGTTTGAAATGAAAACAAAATCTGGTGATTCGTTATTTGACATGAATTGGGTTGAATCTGACCAAAAATGGAATATATCTGGTTTAACTTTAAACTCTTATAACGTAGAGGAATTTTTAAATCATTATTATTCGTCTTTAGAATTACCTGACATACAACACATAGTTAAAACATCTATATTAATGACAATTAACAGTGGTGAATCAAATCCATTATTTGATAAGGGATTAAACAACATAAATAGACTTTTAAATAAGTTAATGGCAATATGTGGAACTCCGACTGATAAAAATAAACTTAAAAATCAGAATGCCGTAGATTTATTTGATGAAAATGATGAAGACGTTGAACTATATTTTAATTTTGATGACGTTGAGGGTATTGATATAGATGATGAAGACGCTAGATATAGAAAGGTATTAAGATTCACAGACTGTAATAATTTCGAAATACCTGTAAATAAAACCATGTTAGAGGATTTTGTGTACTTAAGTTACAAAAAAACACCTAATGATTTAGTTGAATCAACTTTAAATAGAGTTGCAACAGAAGCAGAAGCTAAATCGGACAGTTCTATCCCACAAGTTCAATTTAATTTAAACTTATTAAATTTATATATTTTAAATTTACCCAAGGCATTAATTATGTCCGTTTTTTCACCTAAAGTATTTTTACCAATTATTTTATTATATAAAATTTTAAAATCTGGTATAAATGAAGTTTTAGTTGAGGTGACCAATGTCTTATCATACATGAAAAATTTATTCAAATTATTTTATGCTATAATAAAAGATTTATTTTGGTTATTTATTAGAGAATTTTGGAAATTAATAAAACCAGATTTAATTGCGTTTGTTATGTTAATTGCCAAAAAAATACTTAAAAATAAGTATAAAAGATATGCAATAATAATAACCGCATTAATTGCACTTTTAACTAAAATATTAGAAGATGGTATAGACAATTGTTTTGCAATTTTTAATACAATATTAAGTACAATTCAAAGTGCATTAAGTTTAAAAAGTCCTCTTTCTATTCCTGGTATATTAATTGCACTTTCAGATAAATTACCTGGGTACAGTCAAGACAGGGCATACTTGAATATTGTAGAAAGATTAGAAAATTTAGGAATTTCAATTGGTCCTATTTTTGGTGAACCAAATAACCTACCATCAATAATAAAATCAATTATTGATGGTCACACAGAAGAACAAGATACAAATTCATTCATAAGTGTTTCAAATAAAGAAATAATAATACCATCACCTGTTGGCCCTATAGTAATTCCTCCGGGAATTTTAAATAGTTCAGGTAAAATGTTTTAATATATGGACATAAATAAAATCATAGAAATATCAAATGATGTTGAAAACAAATCAAATAAGGATTTATTCTCAACGTTAGAAATACTTTCGGTTGAATTTGAAAAAACAAAAACATTGATATTAGATTTGACAAGACATCTTGAAAATGTTGAAAACACGTATGATAAAATAAATAAAGAAATAGGTAAAAGAATAAAATAAAATGAAAATAATTGATTTAGGTATTTGTATTGATAACAAAGACCCTAAAGGTTTAGGTAGAATAAGATGTGTTAGATTTTCAGACTACGTTTCAGAAAAAGAAAAGGCAGACAAATACGAGCCATTTTCTGAAAATGATATTTTCATGGCTATACCTTTTTTACCAACAAACATTAATTTTATTCCCGAAATTGACCAAGCGGTAAAGATTCTAAATTATAATACCGATAAAGAAAATGTTAATATAGAATATGTTGCGGGTCCTTTTACAACTACATTTAATTTTAACGACCAAAGCTTTTCACCCCAAACAACGGATACCTCATACGGAAGAACAATAAAACCAAAACCCGATATTTTTGATAAAAATCAGAATTACAAAAAAAAGTCATCCGTTGGTTCTATTGCAAAAAAAGAAGATTTTGGTGTTTATGGAAAATATGGTTCAGATTTAATATTCACAGAAAACGGATTACAACTTAGGGGTGGTAAATTATTGTCAAAAGAAAGAGCAAATCCAAAAGATAGAAATGACATGTACTCTTTCCCAATAATGTCTAAGAAAAATTCATCTTTAATATTAAAAAAATTTCCATATAAAATGGAAATTAAACCAAATGAAACTACCGTTGAAACAAGTGAAGTTAAAGATTTGAATTATTTGATTGAATATAATCTTGTCGATAATGTAGGTAACACATCAATTTCAAATCCACATTCTATTCAATTCTTTGTTTATAAAATAACCAAAGCATATGGTGATATTTTGAAAACAAACGTCTTCAATGAAAATACAACAGTTCCTACTGATTTAAAAAAATTAATAAACATTGAAAATAACACAACATCACCGACACAGGAAATAATATTAAATAATACTGGATATACGTTTGTTGCGGGTGAAATAAGAGATTTTATTTACACTTTACATGAAAAAAATTTAAGTAAGATAAATCCATTGTATGAAAAAAAGGATTTACATCCTTTTTATTTTAGACCCAAACAAGAATTAATAACTATAACAGGTACAACAAATGAAATAACATATAAAAAAAATTTCTTATCTGATATTACAATATATGGTACTGTTGGACCAAAGAGTGGTTTAGTTTTTTCATTAGGAAACCTTTCACCAAAAGTTACACCCAAAAAAATAATTAAGGATACTGTTTATTTGGATAAAAATTCAGAGGAACAATGTTTTTCAACACTAAAATCTGATAAGTTATTTATACTTTCTACTGATACTAATACACCCGAAAATCCAACAAGTTATTTACGTGAACAAATCCCCGTAACCCCCTCCTCAATACAATTCGAAAAATTGGATAAATACGATTTTACACAAAATAACTATATTGAGGATATTGAACCAAACACGTATGCACTTGTTAGGGGTGATAACTTGGTTGAGTTGTTGAAAACATTAATTGAGGTTTTTGAAAATCATGAACATAATGTGGTTGGACCCCCTGTGTTAAATTCAGAATTCGAACAATATGTAAAATTGACAAAACTTAAGGATGGTATAGTTAATGATTTATTGAACAAATCAATTCGAATCAATTAATTTGATATTTATAAAATAAAAAGATGTCATATTTTCGTTCATATTTTGAAAAAAATAATACCATTATTAAAAATTCTCAGGTAAACACCGCAAAAAACCCAACAAGTGAGATTTTTTATGGTAGTTCATTTTCTAAGTTTATATTTAAAATAGACTTTACCGATTTACAAAATAAAATAGATAACGGTGATTTAGTAATCACACCTGAAACAAAACATACCCTACATTTAACAAATACGATTTTTGGTGATGAAACCTTTTTAGGTGCCAAAAGAGGTACAGGTAGACAAAGGACCAATTCTTTTGATTTAATATTGTTTGAAGTACCTGAATTTTGGGATGAAGGTCTTGGTTTTGATTACGAAGATGGTGGATATGATTTTACCACCGGTAATGTGACTTTTGACGAAAGACCATCAAACTGGTTTAATAGAACAACTTTAAATTCTTGGACTTCTGAGGGTATCTATTCAGATTCTCCAACAATAGTTGATACAATACATTTTGATAATGGTAATGAGGATATACATGTGGATATTACGGATTATGTAAATGGAATTTTAAATGGAGATACAAATCATGGTTTAGGTTTGGCGTTTGCTGTTTTATATCAAGATATTGAATCTGAGATTGATCAGTCCGTGGCGTTTTTTACAAAATATACACAAACATTTTTTGAACCATATGTTGAATCATTTTTTGATGATAGAATAAATGATGATAGGTTAAATTTTGTTGAAAACACAGAACAAAATCTGTATCTATATGTAACAAAAGGGACTAATTTTTATGATTTAGACGATGACCCAATTGTGGATATTTTAAATTCATCGGGTTCTGTGATAAGTGGATTATCAAACATAACCGCAACCAAAATAAAAAAAGGTATTTATAAAATTTCATTCGGTTTAGATGGTGTTATTTGTGATGGTAAAAGATTTTACTTCGATAAATGGAAAAACTTAAGTATTGATGGAGTTTCAATTTCTGACGTAACCCAAAGATTTATACCTAAACCATTAACTTCATTATACACAATAGGAGATAACCCAAAAGATTTAGATAGATATGCTATACAATTCTTTGGTGTAAAACAAAACGAAAAAATAATTAGAGGTGAATATAGAAAAATTGTAATAACATTTAAATCCATAAACGAACCACTTCCTGTTTTATTTGATGAAGTTTTTTATAGAATATACATAAAAGAAGGTAAAACAAATGTTATTGTTCATGATTGGACTCAATTAGATGTGACAAATGAAAATTCTTTTACTTTAGATACTTCCATTTATATACCAAGAGAATATTATATTGAAATAAAAGGTAAAACACATTCTGAGGAGATTTTCTATGAAAATGAAATAAAGTTTGAAATAGTGTCAGAAAAATAAAGTATTTATATATTATGAAAAATTTAGAAGATATTATAAAAAAACACCTTAGAACCATTTCAGAAGGTGGTGAAATGAAACACGAAAACTATATGTTTTTCGGTAACATAGAACAAATGAAAAGACAGTGTGAATTGTTAATGAACGAAGATCACGGTACTATAGATAATATACTTAAAGAACACGATTGGGCACAAGATCACATTGCTGAGGCTAAAAGTCTTTTAGACCAAGTTTTTGATTTTCTTATGAATCAAACAAAAGGTGGTGATAAAGAAGTAGAAGAAATTTATCTTAGTGAAGAATATCAAATAGACGAAAGTAAAAATTGTCCTACTGACCCCGATAAATGGGCATCATCTAAAGCTGCGGCAAAATCAAAATTCGATGTTTATCCTTCAGCATATGCAAATGGTTGGGCAGCAAAAAATTACAAATCTAAGGGTGGTGGATGGAGAAAATGTAAAAAATAGTTGGTCATGAAAATACTTGTAAACGAAGACGATTTAAAATACATTGAAGAATCCATTATGAATGGTGATGTCCTTAAAGAGGACCTTAGAAGATGGTTTAAAGAAAAATGGGTTGATGTATCTAAAAAAGTAGATGGTAAACACCCACCATGTGGTAGAAAAGACGCCGATAGTAAATCATATCCAAAATGTAGACCATCCAAAAAAGTATCAAAAGAAACACCAAAAGTTGCATCTTCATATGATAAAAAAGAGAAGAAAGCAATGACATCACAAAAAAGACGTGCAGAAAAAAAAGACCCCAAGATAGGTAAAGGTAATAAACCAACAATGACACATTTTGATGAAAATCAGATTATTAGTTTAGTAATTGAAGATATTAAAAATGTTCAGAATGGACCAAGGTTAACTACGTTATCTGAAAACAGAATTAATTTAAGTGAAGGTTTATCATATCACATAAACAATAATAAACCATTAATTGAAAACATTTATAGAGTTTATTCGGAGAAATTCTTTCAATTATTTAACGAAGCTAGAATTAACATGACTTCAGGTTTTATTGAAGTTGATGAAGAAGATGGTGAAATATTAAACACAGACATTGGTCAAACAGGAATTTACGAAGGAGAAGAAGTTTATTTAGATATACCATTTGTATTGGATGAAGAAGAATATCTTGTTGAAGCAAAACATAGAGGTAGAAATGTAAAATTAAATAAACCATTCAGAACGCCTGGTGGACCAAAAAAATTCGCAGTATATGTTAAAACTCCTGGTGGAAATATTAAAAAGGTTACCTTTGGTGATCCCAATCTTAAAATAAGAAGTTCCAATAAAAAGGCGGCAAAATCTTTTAGAGCAAGACACAAATGTCAACAAAAGAAAGATAGAACAACAGCGGGTTATTGGAGTTGTAACATTTCAAGATATCGTAAAGCCTTAGGAATCAAATCATCAAATCCTTGGTAATGGATTTCCCATTTAAAGAAGAATTAAAAAACGGATTTAATATTAGAACATTTTCGTCTAATTTAACTGAAATGGAACTTAAGTGGCATTTCGATGAAGAAGACCGTATAATTATATGTGAATACGACACAGATTGGTTATTTCAAATAGATGACGAATTACCCATTAAAATCAATAGAAATACCCCTATTTTCATTCCAGAAGGTCAATACCATAGAATCATCAAAGGAACGGGAGATTTAACCTTAAAAGTCAAAAAACTAATAAAAAAAGACCTCAATTCCACACTCATTAAGTAACTGTAAACTCTTAGATTGGGATTCTTCCCATTTTTCTTTATTTTTAGTTGTACAGACACTTTTACACCATACAATTTTAATACCCGAATTTACAATACCTCTAGCACAATCCATACATGGTAATCCTGAGGTTAGATATATTGTGGAACCTTTAAGGGGGGTTCCGACACGAGCCGCGTTATATATTGCATTACGCTCAGCATGTTCAAACCAGAAGTACTTTTCAGGTCTTTCCTGACGTTCTTGTTTTGAATCGTCCATTCCCCTTGGAAACGAATTATAACCCGTAGAAAGTACCTCATTGTCTTGCCCAACAATAACCGCACCTATCTGTGTTGATTGGTCTTTTGATTTTAATTTAACTTGTTCGGCAATACTTAAAAAATATTCGGTCCAATTCATATTAATTTGTTCGGAACCCAATACCAAATTCTATCTTCTGAGAATCGGTTCAAGGATTTACCTTCTTTTTTTTCTAATAATTTACTTACTTGTTGTAAGTGATTTTGATTTTTAATATCAACCCCAACATTAAAACCCAAACCATCTTTATAATATATGGTTTCTTTCATCGGTTCTACATATTTCCCATCATCATATAGTTTTAACATTTTAACCATTTCGTCCTTTTTCATTTTACATTCAATACCTCTTTGGTATATCATTTTTTCAAGAACATCAAGTCTAAGTTTACTATAATCAGTATTTTCACTCATAAACACAAATATACAAAATATTTTTGTAATCTAAAAAAAAATATCTATATTATATAATATGGTATATACAATAATAGCAGAAGCAAGAACAGGAGGTTCACACTTAGTAGAGGCGTTAAATAATGCGTTACCCAATTACACATTGGCATCCGAACCTTGGAACGGTGCACCAAATAAATTTGTGGATACTAATGATTTTACAAAAATTGATTGGATTGACAATTATGAAAATATCATCATTAAAGAAATATATAATCCTGACGTAAATCTTCTCCCATTAATATATAAAAGTGATAAAGTTTTTTGTTTATATAAAGAAAATTGGTACAGTCAATTGAAATCCATTCTTTATTCTATGAATTTTAATGATTGGCAATGGGAATATAAAAAAACAGATGTGGATAAAAGTGTATTAGACGATGAATTATATGACATGTATTATGGTAGTTTCAAATGGTACAAAAAAGATTTTCAAAATTTTATAAAAGGGTATAATTTATCATCAATTTCCTATGAAAAGTTATATTATCAAAATGGTGTAAATCAGATAAAAGAATTTTTTAATTTAAGTGAAAACTTTAAATTTCCAATTTATGAAAGACATCTTAAAGATGACAATGGAAATAGTATTGGATTCGAACAAACACCTGAAGAACCAACAAATTTAAAATACCTAAATGATGTTTTAGATTTGTCAGATAGAGCCAAAACACATATTATGTATAATTTCTTATTACAACAACAAGAATTAAATAATAAAATTCTTAAAGAATTAGAACAACTTAAAAACAGAAAATAAAAAACCCCCGATTTCTCGAGGGTTTTTTAATATAGACAATTAAGATTATCTTAATGTATCCAAACTGAATGTAGTCAAACCTTTAACGTCGATTACACCGAAGTAACGGTTGTTAACCATTTTCTTAGCGTAACGAGTCATAATACCCTTCACTGGAGTGAAGTTGAAAGGATTGTACATAGTTGGAGTTAATTGTAATGGTACATACGGTGCGTAGATGTAACCAGCGTCTAACAATGACTTACCTTTGTGTCCGATAAGAATCTTACCAGCTGGGAAGTATGGGTCACGATAAACTTGATAACGACCTGCTAATGTACCGATTTTCTCAATACCCATGTTGTATTGATCTTGCTCAGGACCAGCGTTTGATACGTGGAAATATTCTAAATCATCGAATACTGCAGAAACTTCTGAAGAAACTACGATCCAGTTAGCACCACCTCTCAAAGTAGTTTTATGGATTTGAGCTGAAACTTGGTTAACCTTAGTGATTAACGTTTGGTTCCAGTCTTTTTGAGTGTAACCAGCGAAAGAGTTACCACCGTTACCGTATTTCCACTCATTGTAATCCCATTTAGCTTTCCAAGCCGCACCTTTACGTAAGTCACGTAAAATTTCACGGTCAACCTCAGCTGCGATTTGCTCAGATAACAATGCTGTTAACTCAGCTTCAGCGTCGATGTTGTGGAATGCACTAACGTCTTGAGCCAATTCAGGAGACCAGCTAGCTCTTAACTTTCTTTCAGTCACAGAAACTGTAACAGAAGATAAGTCGAAAGAAACTTCACCGATTTCTTCTTCGAACTCAAGAGTTGCATAAGTACGATAAGATGCAACGAAATCTGTACCTACTAATGTTGAACCTGCTACCGTATGGTCAGAGAAACCTGATGTAGATGAGTAAGTTTGTAAGTCGATACTTAAGTAAACTGCTCCTTCTTGGTCACAAATGTTGTTAAATTGGTTAAGACCAGAACCACCTTTTACACCATACTCAACAATACCTTTACCGTATTTCTGAGTTACGATGTTGAATGGTAATGATGCATTAGATTGAACTTGTGCAGAAGAAACTTGTAATGAAGCAAGGAATTCTTCAGTGTCCATAACGTTACCGTTAGCACCAATCATTTTACCTTGACCATCAGTAGAGAAACCTTCTAATTTCAAGATAACACTTGAAAGTGTATCACCTGTAGCGTAAGTAACGGCGTTACCAGGGTTACCAACTGAAAACTCATGTAATGAAGAACCAGTTAAAGAAACTAATTCAAATTCACCTTTTGAGTAATCAAATAAACCTTGATCTCTGTCATCACCTTCTTCGTAGAAACGATCATAAAGGTTTCTTGCTCCTGTGTTATAACCTGCAGTAGATGCATCAGTTGTGTTAGGATATCCGAAAGGTGCATAGTGTGCTCCACCATCTCTTTCTTGAATCTTAGGTACAAAATAGAACAATTTACCGATTGGTAAGTTCATAGCTTGTACAGATACGATATCGTTAGCTAATAATTTAGAGAACACACGACGAATGATAGGGAATACCACTGTCTCGAATGAACCTGAAGCATCAGATACTGCTGCTTCGTTGATTAAATAAGACGCTTGGTTTTCATACAATTGCGCGATGTTATCTTTTTGGTGACCATCAAGACCTTCTAAAAAGCCTAAGTCATCCCATTTTTTAATGGTATCTTCTTTGATAACACGAAGGTGCTTAAGACCGATGTTACCAACCATACCTGATTCTAATAATGCTCCCATTTTTTTGGATTTTATTTTTTTGTTTTATTTGTTTATTATTTTATTTTACTCATCAAATCTTTCATTCTTCTGAATTGAGGATTTTCATAAGCTTTCGCTTCTGCTAAAACCTCTTGAGATGATGATGATTGAGGAGTTGTAGAGATTTTTTCAACTACTGATTCCGTAACTGGTTTTTTAGTGTCCAATTCAGATTTAATTGTGTTGAATAAATTTTTAGATTCATTCATAGTTGAAACTGAATCAAATCTCTTAAGAATATTCAATTTCTCTTGCTTTGTTGTTGAATGTTCAGTGAATAAACGAGTAGCGTAAGCTAAGTTTGCGTTGAATACTGCAACTTCGTTAAGTTTTTCTTTGAACAATATTAACGCCTTTTTATATTCGTTGTTTTGTTTTTTCAAAGTCTCAACTTCTTCATTCATTTCATGACGACCAGCTTTGAATTTTTTACCTTGATTTGCTGGTTTTCTAACATCATTAGCGAATGTTCTTGCAGCTTCAGTTGCTTCAACTTCTTTAGGTTCATCTTGACCTTCAGAAGCCTCAACTTCTTTAGGTTCAACTTCACTTTCAGAAGCTTCAACTTCTTTGTCTTCCTCATCTAACTCAATTTCATAAATTGATTCATCTGCTGAAATTTCATCATTTGAATCTTCTTCTCCATCAAGTTTGATGATGTACTCATCACCGTCTAAATCCAAAGACACGTCATCACCGTCTTTTTTAACTACGATTCCATCTTCAGGTTTCATTGCTTTGAATATTTTAAGAACTTCATCATCTGAAGCACCTGTCATATCCATTACATCATCATCTGATGGCATTTCGTCATCGGCTCCCATGTCATCTACAGGTAAATCTTCACCACCCATAGAATCCATAGAATCAACGTCTTTCATTGGATCTTCATTATCGAGGTTGTCTACATTTTCATCGTCACCTTGGTCATCAGTTTCTTCAGAATCATCATCTGATTCCTCATCATCTTCTTCACCTTCAGGTTGTTCTGACATATCTTTTTCCCCTTCTTTAGGTTCAATAGAATCTTCTTCTGATACTTCAGTTGATTCTTCTACTTTTTCCTCTTTTTCTGACTCTTTAAGCAATTCATTAAGTTCTTCCTTCATTGTTGAAGCAAGTATACCTTTTGCATTTTGCTTTACTGCTTCTTCAAGTGTTTGTACTTGAAGTAACGCTTGTTCTAAAATTGATTTTTCAGTCATTTTTTTGGTTTTATTACTCTATAAATATTATGATTTTCAAAAAAATCTATCTGTTATTATTGAAATCAAAATAAAATTGTTTATTTGGATAAAAATCTATCTAAATTTCCCATTAATTTTTTCATCCTATTATCAAGAATTGGTTTCTCTTCTGCCGATTCTTGATATTGTTCTCTTTCAGAAGGGTCTACAAATACATATGCACCTGGTGTTGACGGTGATGATACTAAATCAAAACATACCAACTCAAAGTCTTCTTGAACAATATTTTGTCCTTTTACATTTTTAAGTGAACCGACACCACGAGATGAAATGCCTAATGTTGCACCATTCATAATCAACATAGCCGCTTGGTCACCTTTAGTTGATACTATTCCCATCTTTTTCCAACCAGGAGAAGTGAATAATTTTATTTTACCCATAAGGATTTTACCATCCCACCATGTTTCGAGGATTGAATGTGATACTCTATCTAAATCGATAAGAGAAGATGATGGGTGATTTAATTCATTTAGTGCCCCACCTTTTTTAATTAAATTTTGATATTTTTCGTTTTCTCTTTTTAAGAGAATTTCGGGATAGATTCTCCCGTTCTTGTTTGGAGTGTCGTATTTTTGTAAAACAGCATAAAGGACAAGGTCTTGTGAAAAGTCCATATCCTTAGCCTCTTTTAAGATTTGTTTATTTTCTTCAGGAGATATATGACCTGCGTCATATTCAATTAAAATTCCTTTACCCGTTTCGTTTGGACCTAATACCTTCATTTATATAGTCAATTATACTATATAAATACATCGATATATAAGTTATTTTTTGTTTTTATTAAAGTTAAACAGGTTTTTATCTGATAATCCCTCTTGGATTATTTTTTCTATTATGTTTTTAACAGTCAATTTTGTTGATTTTTGTTTAACATCAAAAAACTTCTCAACATACAAAGTTACCTCTAAATTCATGAATGATCGTTTTTCAATCTTTATACCTTTAGTTTTAATATCTAAATCAACGATACATTGAGGTTTAAAATTTTCATTTTTTAAATTATAGACTATTTCTTTAATTATTCTTCTTGTTCTATTAATTAAGTAATCATAATCATATAGTTCATTTTTAGGCTGAACCCAAGAATTAAATTTTAAATAAATTGTTTTTAAATTTTTAGAATCTACTGTTCCATAACCTATTTTCACATCTTTGTATTCTCCTAAGGAGATATACTTTCCGGTTTTCATTATAATATCATATTATATATTTTTATGGTGTTAATAAAAAATAAAGAAAATATTTGAAAATAAAAAATAATTTATGTATATTTTTAATATACTTATATGATATGCTAATAGTTGAAGTAACAAAAAACATTGAAACTGCACTTAAAATCTATAAAAACAAGGTCGTGAAGACCAAACAAATTCAAAAATTAAGAGAAAGACAAGAATTTGTAAAACCCTCTGTTAAGAAAAGAGGTACGATTTTAAAAGCGAAATATGTTCAGAAAATAAAAAATGGTCTTAATTAAGACCATTTTTTAATTCTACTAATCTAAAATAATTAATCCTCGAGGCTCCTTTATTATTAACCTCATCTTTAACGTTATTCAATTTTGTTTTCATTTCAGAATCTACGGATTCATTTAACAAATCATCTATTTTAGATACTAAAGACTCTTTTAATTCTTTTGTCTTTGTTTCAATATCTTCATTTGATAATGACAATATGTTTTTAAGTTCTTCTTTTTGTTCGTTTGTTAATGAGTTATTATACAAAACATTAAAATTATTTGTTAAAACAGTATGTAAAAGTTTTTCATTTGGAACATGAATGATTTCTTTAGTTTCACTGATTTCCTTTTTGGTTGTTAAATGTTCAACTAATTTTCTCTTAGCAATTACTTTTTTATCAATATTACTTAAACTATCAGTTTCACACAATTGGTCTATAGTTTCATATATCTCATTGCTTTCAGAATCTACACCTTCTAATTTTTCGTTTAATTTATTGCAAAATTCAGATACGTCATTGTATTTTTCTTTTAATACTTTGTTTAACTCCTCAACATATAGTTTTGCAATCTCTTTATCCTCAATGTATTTGTTTTCAATTTCTTCATAAAACAAGTATAATTCTTTAAATTCTTTATTAGATTTTAAAGTTTTTATAATATCTTTTACATCGTTTTTATTGTCTGAAGAATATGATTCAACTAACTTTTTTAATATTTTAGTTTTTATTTTACCGAATCCGTTCATTTTTAATCGTTTAAAATGTCTTTTATTTTGTTTTCTATTTCATAAATATTCTGTTGGGCCTTATTCATATCAAATAAATCATCAAAACTTAAAGTTTCTTCTCCCAACATACCTAATATTTTAGATTTTCTACTTTCACTTAGTGGTTCTGCTCCACCGGCTGCCGGTTCTCCACCTGTTGGTGCTGCCGGCATTGGTGGTGATCCTCCTCCCATATCTCCACCCGCAGGTGCTTCACCGGTTTGTCCTGACGCCTCCATGGCCTCTCTTTCTTCTTCAGGAATACCATACTTAGCATCCACATCATCAAACACACCTGAACGTTTAATAATATTTTGAGTGTTTTGTAATTCAAATCCCATCGCTCTTTCAAGACGTTGTTGTTGTAAATCAAGGATAACCTCACTATCACTCATACCAAGAATATTCTTTTTGGCCCATGTATGTGAAACAGGTAAAATACCAATTTGGGATTGATCTGATGTTGCGTCTTTGTAAAGTGTGATTTTTTCTTTCCATTGTTCAATTCTTAACAAATCAGATTGTGCTGATGGATTTGTTAATGATAAAGAAAAATTACCTAATTCATCTTCTAAACCTAAAAGGTATAAATGTATTAACGCAATTTTATTTAATTCTTGAATTAAGGACTTTTGAATTTTATTAATTGTTCTGGCAAAACGAATGTCCATCAAAGCTAATGTTTTACCTTCACCAACAACTTCTTCAAATCCTAAAAAAGCCTTTGGAATACGTAAAGCTGCTAATAATTTCTTTTGGATATATTCAATATCTGCAATCTCACCTAAGTTTTGTGCACCTGGTAATGTTTCAATTGGATTTGTTTGTGATGGGTCACGAACAGGAATGAAATAATCTTGGTCTACTGCCATTTGATTATATCTCATATCCACTTGACCATTTCTTGGGTCGGCTATTTGGTCTCTCTTAAATTTACTTGCAACACGTTGAACATATGGTTCAATATCTTTGTCATCCATGTTACCAACAAACACTTTAAACACACGTCTTTCGGGTGCTCTCGATGTTCTATAAATTAACATAGCATCTTCTGCAAGTAAAAGTTGTTTCCAAATTCTTCTAATCTTATCTAACATAGAAGTACCATATGGTAACTTTCTATCATCACCCAACAATCTAAAGTGAGCAATTTCCCAAGACTGAAATTCCATTTCTTTATTTTTCCATTGGAATCTTAATTCTCTACTTGGTACTTTTATGTCTCTTTGTTGTCCTGGTGTTTTGGATGCCGCACCTTCTATTCTTTCAATTTCAATGTTTGGTAATTGTTGACAACCGATAACCCCCTTTTCAGGATCAACTTTTAAATAAACAAAATCATCACCATACTTACACAAACCTCTTGCCCACATTTGTAAATTTGTGTTAACATCAAGTTTTTCTTTAAACAAATCCTCAAGTATACCTTTAACTCTATCTGACTCAGAATAAATTGTTAAAATTTCACCTTTTTCAGATAATGTTGTTGATTCTTCTGCATATATGTCTAATGCTGCGGAAATCTCTGGTGTAAACTCCATAGATTCATAATCATAATATGCCGCAAGTCTATTTGGTTCGTAGTATACCGATTGATTATAGAGAGATTGGTCTAATTTAGTCCACTTATCTGCAATATATTGAGATTGTTGTGCTTGTAATAGAGCCTTTTCGTATTCTTCTCTACTATCTGTCTTCAACAACTCATCTTTTGAAAAATTAAAAGAAGGGGCTTCTTCGGGTTTTGTTTTACCCGGATAACCGAACACCCTTGTTAATTTTTGAAAAACTGTAAGATTATTATCTGCCATTTCTATAAATAGTTTTGTTTATAATATAAACTTTTATTTTCAATTAGGAAATGTTTTTCTTTTTACCAAATAACCAAGAATATTCCTGATAATTAGTTTTTGGTTGATTTAATGGATTGTTTTGGTGGTAAAATGATGGATCGGTTTGTAATGCCCCAACAGGGTCTAACGATGTACCATAAGAATAAAATGATTTATTAGCTTCATATGTTCTTTCAGACATAACCCAAGATTCCAACATTGCTTTGTTTTTTGAATCGTTTCTTTGTAATTGATTGAAACAAATATCACCAGCATACAACGCCATAGAAAGACTCATAATAGAATCATCATGTGACCCTTTCATATGGTCAGGTCTTCCATTAATATAAACAAATGTATTAAGTTCGTTTAATAACCTCGTTGAACGTATAGCAAATCCTTTTCTCACTTGTTCTTCAAAAGCAGCAACAATCTGAGTTCTTTTATTATTGAAATTAAGACCAGGGATTTTCTCCATTGCCTTTTTATTGTATTCCCAAATATTTTGTGTATTAATCCCATCAACATAAAGGTGTTTATAATTCATTTCTTGTAATTTCCTTGATGTTGCAATACCCATACCACCTGTAATATCAATCACTATAAATGCATCATATAAAACACCCCATTTATACGCAATTGCCGCCAAATCATCTGGAGGTATTTTACCAATATATTCAACAACTTGTTCTCTATCATCAAAATCAACAATATTAATTGATGAGAAATCTTCACTATCACCCCTACTCACATCCACACCCATAATATAACGATGTCCTTGAACCGGTTCTTTCCATTGCCAAAAAGTACCTTGCATATATTTTTCTATGGGTTGTCTAATCATATTCTTGGCGATACTTTCTTGAAGTTCTCCAGGAATTACACCGTCACCCGAACCTAAGAAGTCACATTCCAATTCCTGTGCAATCTTACGTCTATCATATTTAAATTTCTTAGACATTGATTCAAACCAAGACGAAAACGGTTTATAACCTTGTTCGTGATATTCTTGATACTTTTCAATATCAAAATCATACATAACAACCTCATCATCGTTATATTGTTCTCTATTTAACATGTAATGACAAATATCTTGACACTTAACCCAACGTAAATCTTTTGTATAACGTGGGTCTTTAAACCATCTTAAGTCTGTAATATGGAAATCATTTACCCCTCGAATTGCTTGGTCATAAACACCATAATAAATTGGGTCATAACCATTTGGAGTCGATATGAGAATAATTTTACCACCCGTAGATAGGGACGCCATAGATGCCGCCCAAAAGTCTTCACCAGCTTCAATATATGCTGCTTCGTCAAATACAAGAATTGTTGGTGTGTAACCACGTAAAGCGTCAGGTGATGTTGCAACTGCCTTAACTTCACAACCGTTATTTAATCTAAATCTACTTTCTGAGTTTTTATCGGGTGAGAAGCCTACATTAATCCATTCCGGCCACTGATCTAAAAAATGTCTAACTTTATTAGCCATTTCAACTGCAGTATCACGTTTATTTGCAATTAATAAAACTCTTTCAGGGTTATCCGGTTTAGCTAATTGTAATTTTTTAGAAATCCACGCGGCCGTTACTGTGGTAACACCCGCCTGTCTATATTTTCTTGTAATGTTTTCATTATATGTTTCATAATCATTCAATAATTGAATTTGGTCAGGAAACAACTCTAATGGAACATACTTTTTTTGTGTGTTATCAAATGTTTGTAAATAAGTTTTAAGAGCATATGGAGTATCTTTTATAATTCTCGCATATTCTTTTAATTGTTCTATTTTTGAATTCATATATAATAAATATGAAAAAAGGTGGTATGACCACCTTTTATTATCTTCTTGGTACTAATTCACCACCATCATCGTCTTCATCCTCACCATCAAAATCATCGGATAATCTAACACCTAAATTACCTAAAAAGTCTTTCAAATCATCATCACTAGTCTGATTAGATGTATCTTCTAAATCGTCCCTAAACATTGCAACTGAATTTTCATAATCTTGGTCATTAAACATTTTGTTAATACCATCCATTAATTCATTCATCATTCTTTTACCTTTATCTGAACCATATAAAACTTCTTTCATGAAAACTAAGAATTTTTTCGCCGGTAATTTGAAAATTTCAACAAGTAAATAATTTTGTAATTCTACTTTATTTTCATCTGTTAATACATCTTCAGGGAATTGACTTCTAACTCTATCCCAAATTGCTGGACCAAGTCTTAAATCCCACATTTCCTTTTCTAACGTATCTTCAGATTGTTCAATATCTTCAAACCCTTCATCACCTTCAGGTCTTCCTTGAATTGCAAACAATTCTAAAGTTCCTTTAATTAATTCGTGAACTAAAACCGGAAAATTAATACCTCTTGCAACAACTTTTGCTGTACCCTCTTCATCTTCTGGTCTTTCTACACTTTCTTTACCCGCCGCAGAACCACCTAAATTTTTAATTAAATCATCACTTATTTGCCAATAAGTTAAATCATTAATTGACATTAATGTTCCGTATAAATTGAGAATATTAGGATTACCTGTGATTTGTTCTAATCTTTCAGGAACTAAATGAAACATGTAATGTCCTTTCTTAGATGCACCTTGAATGATAGAATTTATCATTCTTCTCTTTGCTTTTTCTAAATCTAAATTTTGTAATTCATTGAATATCTCAATCTCATTTCCAATATTAACTTGTTCAGGATTTTCCTCGTTTTCTTCATCGTGACCAAAATCATCCATATCAATTTCACCCATACCTACAATTTTCGCATCAAACTCAACAGCACCTTCAGGTATACCCATTTCTTTCATTACCAATTCCACCGCCAATTGTTCCAATTCCTCTTTGTGATTTGATTCAATTTGAACAATTGTGTTGTGTGCATTCATTAATGTTTGTTGAAGTTGCATAACTCCCTCCATTCCTCTTTGTACTGGTGCATTATCACCCAAATATCTTCTTAAATTAGACACAACTTGTCTATATCTTTCAGATGCTAAAACTTCTTGGAAATTTTTGTTTGGTTCTTCACCTGTAGAAGGTAATGGTACTTTTTTCAATGGAGTATCTCCTTGGGATAATTTATCCTGTAAACCTTGGTCAGGCCTATCCTGAGTATCAAAATCCATTGCCATTTCTTTAATATTGTTTTCTATTAAAGATAACAAATTTTTTTTATTTATTTGCATTTTCCTTTTCTTTTAATGCTTTTGGTTTAGGATCTTTTCCCGGACCTGGTTGATAAGGTGTTTTTGGTTTTGTACCTGGTTCTACTTTTGGTTTTGTCGGTGCAGGTTTTGTTGTGGGTGATGATTCTTTTACCTCTGTATTAGAAATTGCATCATAACTCATAAATTCAGGAATACCGTTATGTCCTTTTTTAACATTTGGACCAACCTCAACCTCATTTATTTTTACTTTAATTAATTCCATGATTTCATTCTTTGATGTAAATGAATGGAAATTACTCTCTGCAATTGTTTCTAACCAATCTTTAACTTCGGTATTCTCTCTTTTAACATTTTTCCACATAGCGGCTGCCGCAACTGCTTCAGGGTCTTTTGCACCACTCTCTTTTGCCTTTGTAACAACTTTCTCAAATCCCTTACCTTTTTTACCTATATTTTCACCCTTCTTGGCTTTTTTAACTATTTCACTTTTCTTTTCTTTAGATAAACCAGCAGATGGTTTTTCTTCTTTAATATCTTCACCAAATGTGGTTTTTTTCAAAGCCTCAGCATTTTTAACCGGATCTTTTAACATTGCATTCATCAATGCAACATCTTGTGGTTTATTTTTATCTAATTTAGTCATAACAACTTGTGTTGCTTCACCTAATATTCTTGACGACAATTCAGATAATTGTTTATCGGTAAAATTAACTAATGTCTTTTCAGAGAAACCCTCGTTTATTAGTTTCTCCACAATTTCATTTCTTTTCATGATTCTTTGAATTTTATTTCTTCTTTTAATAAATGATAATTTCTTTGTTTTAGTTTTTTGGTAACCGATTCAACACTTTCACCAAATCTAAATGATAATCTATCAAATTGATTATCAAAATCGAATTTCTCCCAAGCTAATGCAATTACATTATCTACAGCATCAATAACTCCGAAATAATCGGAGTTTTGAATTAATTCTAGTTCTAAATCTGTATTTTTTAATAACCCAACTAAATCAACATATTCGATACTTGGTGATTTTGATTGTTGGGTTGATGATGCGGGTATGACAAACCACTCCTCTATGTCAAGATCAGTTGATTTACTGAAGATAAATTCGTACTGTTTTTGACCTTTGTAATCTGAACCAATTTCATTAACATAGATAAGGACCATTATTAATTAAAATATTTACTCAATGTTTCACCAACACTTTTGTTAATTTCATTTTTGATTTCGTCTAAGTCAATTTCTTTTAAATCATCTTCATGACTTGTCTCGTCAATATCAGCATATTTTGATAAATCAATTTCGTCTGTTTCATCAACAGAATCAATAGGTGTATTAATGAAAGTTTCAAGAGCATCAATACCATCTATTTCACCTAAATCTTCTTCAGCAGATGGTTCTTCAGATGGAACTTCTTCCTCACCACCCATATCGGGTTCTTCAGCAGGTACTTCTTCCTCACCACCCATTTCATCTTCTTCTCTTTCAAATTTCTTACTTATTTCTTCAATATCCTCATCGTCTAATTTATCCAAATCAACTGCAGAAATAATCATGTTAAGCACATATTTGATATCGTCACTTTCCATCTTGTCTTGTTGGTCTCTTAATTCTTGACCTAACTTACCAGCAAATTTTTGTACTTCAGCCATATAGTCTGAACGCTTAGATTCCCCACCTTCTTCACTACCATCAGGTCCCATAGATGGTTCCTCTGATGGTGGCATATCAGATGGTTCAGAATCTGTTGATGGTTCTTCAGCAGATGGTGGTGGTAATTCACCCATAGGTTCTTCGGCAGCTGGTGGTGGAGTTTCCATTGATGGTTCCGCCATAGGTGCTTCTTCCTGAGATGGTTTAGTTTTTAAAACATATTTTGTTGCTTCTTGTAATTCTTCTTGTCCCTTTAAAAGTTCTAATCTTTTTAAGGCTTCGGCGTATGATGAAAACTTATTTTTATTTTTCATAAACATTCCGCCGATATAATCAAGGGATGATTCGTTTAATCCTCTTTTAACATAGTAACCGTCTTTTTCTTTCACTATACCATATATTCCACCGGTCTTAGCTTCGGACACCATTTCAGGTGTTGATTTTGAGGTTTTATTATTCGAATTCTTGTAGTATGTTAATTCGAGGATTCTCTTTAGTTTGTCATCTCCCGATAACTTCTCACTACCAATTGGTTTTAAATCTGCCATTTTTTAAAAATTAAGATTGACTTATTCTTATCCTATAAATACATAGATATATAGAAAAAAATAAGTCTCTTTATTGTGATATGGACAATTTTTTGTCCGTTATATTATTTTTTAAATCTAATAATTTCTTTATGTATCCGTTTCTTCTAAGTAATTTGAAGGTTAGGTTCTCGTATGAATACTCACCACCACTCTCTAAACCGCTTTGTCTGAACTTTTTTATTCTCTTTCTTAAGTCCTCTATTTGAGATAAAACGTTTTGATTAACCCCCTTAGATGTGATAGAATCTATTTTTTTTGCAAATTCCTCACCCTTCTCTAATATTTTTCTGTCATCGATACTTGGATTTTCTTTTTTGGGTTCAATAATCCATTCACCATTTAACACAGAATAAACCCCTGAGGATATGTGCTGCTCATTGACATCTTGAACATAAAGTTCAACATCAAATCCCTTAATTTTAATATTGTGTTTTTCATTCCAAACATTTTTTTTTGCATCAAAAAATTCTTTCATTATTGTATGAAACGCGATTGAATCCATCTCCTTTTTTCCATCTATTTCATCCATGTCAATCAAAATGTGTAAATCAACATCTGAATATTCAGACCAATTAAAGTTAGCCAACGAACCCGTTAAAACAATATCATGAATAAAAAACTCAACTCCCAAAGATTCAATGAAATCATCAGATATTTCAATTAACCTTTTTCTGATTTCATCTTTCATCTCATAAGAATCATCGTTTTTATTGAAAATCAACGAACATAATGAATCCTTTGATTCAAAGGATTTTACTATCTTTTCGTCTTCTTCCCTATCTTCGATTAGTTCTTCAAATAAACTCATCCTACTTTAGTGTATTTGTAACTTCTTGAGATACTCTCATTGAAGTATTTTCCTTGGGACTTAGCCATTCTAAATTTTGTGAACTTTTCCCATGGAACGTTATTATATTCATAAATAGACCCACTATTAAAAGTGACCACCAAATTTTTGGATTCAGTATCATATTTGGCGGATTTTAAATTTGAAGATTCAATAAGAACTTCAATAATGGTACCCTCAATTTTTTCTGATAAAATAGACATATTCTTTTTTATGAATAATATAACATATAAATATCAAATAAAAAACCCCACATATGTGGGGTTTCAATTAATTTAGAGATACTAACCTCTCAATAGTTTTTTTCTTATCAATCGGCAGTTTCAATTCTAATACCCCATTCTCAACTTTACCTTCAATATCTTTTTCTTTAACATCTTCAGGTAATGTGTAAGATTTTTTAAAATTATTCACAAAATAGGTTTTCTCTACTTTTTCTTGTTTTTCAAAAGAAATTGTAATTGTACCATCTTTTATGGTAATTTTTATGTCTTCTTTAGTAAGACCAGGAACACTCATTAATAACTTGTACTCAGTTTCATTTTTACTGATACTAGTTTGTGGTACCGAACTACCGATGTAAGATGTTTCGAATACTTTATCGAACACATCGAAAAGTGGATCTTTAAATAATGTTATCATATTTTTTAAATTTTACAATTCAGTTATCAAGTATTTTACCAAATGTCTAAAACTGACATTTAGACATTCGTTAGATATTTTTTTAGACATTTTGTCTTTATTTTGTTTTTATAAATTTTAGTATTATATTTGTTTGTAACAAAACTTAAAAAATAATGGCAGTAGATTTTTTTGAAGAGGGGAATGTAAGTAACCCAAGAAGAGTACGTAAAAACAGTGAAACACCTATCTTAGATAATTTTAGTAGAGACCTTACTAAGTTGGCAGAAGAAGGTAAAATCGACCCCGTTATTGGTCGAGATAAAGAAGTGAAAAGAATATCACAAATCCTTTCAAGAAAGAAAAAAAACAATGCAGTTATAGTTGGTGAGGCGGGTGTTGGTAAATCTGCGTTAGTTGAAAAACTAGCATTGTCAATTAAAGAAGGTAAATGTCCATCAAACTTAGTTGACAAAAGAATTGTTTCTCTTGATTTAACTTCTTTAGTCGCGGGAACAAAATATAGAGGTCAATTTGAGGAGAGGATTAAGGCGATTCTTAATGAGTTATATGAGGTAAAGAATATTGTATTATTCATTGATGAACTACACACCATGGTTGGAGCGGGAAATGCAAGTGGTTCTATGGATGCAGCAAACATTTTAAAACCGGCTTTGGCTAGAGGTGAAATACAATGTATTGGTGCAACTACTTTTGATGAATATAAAAAACATTTAGAAAAAGATTCTGCATTAGTACGAAGATTTCAAAAAATCATATTAAGTGAGCCTGATGAGAAAGAAACAACTCAAATATTAGAAAACCTTAAAGATTCTTATGAAAATTATCACAAAGTATCATATGGTGAAAATGTTATTAATACCATCGTAAAATTATCTAAAAAATTTATCACTGATAGACAATTTCCTGATAAGGCTATTGATATATTAGACGAACTTGGTTCTGAAAAGAAGATATCTAATAAGATGCCAGAATCGGTTGAAAAACTTAAAAAAGATATCGATGTTGTAAAGGAAAAAAAGATTTCAGTTGTTAAGAGTCAAGATTACGAACAAGCCGCAAAACTTAGAGATGAAGAAAAGAAATTAAATTTAAAACTGGAAAGTGAAAAGAAAAAATGGTTAGATAATTTAAAGAATAACAAAATGCTGATAACAGTTGACGATGTTTATGAAATCGTTACTGAAATGACAGGTGTTCCAATAACTAAATTGGATGAAAAAGAAACTGATAAATTATTGAAGATGGAAGAAATTCTAACTTCAAGAGTTATTGGTCAAGATGATGCAATAAAAGTCATATCAAAAGCAATAAGAAGAAATCGTGTTGGTATTAAAGATTCTAATAAACCAATTGGTTCATTTATATTTTTAGGATCAACCGGTGTTGGTAAAACTTATTTAGCCAAATCAATTGCTGAGTTATTGTTCGGTGACCCCGATAAGATAATTCGAGTTGATATGAGTGAATACATGGAAAAACACAATGTGTCCAAATTAATTGGTTCTCCTCCAGGATATGTTGGTTATGATGAAGGTGGACAATTAACTGAAAAAGTTAAGAACAACCCGTTCTCTGTTATTCTTTTTGATGAAATTGAAAAAGCACATAAAGATGTTTTTAATATCCTACTTCAAATTTTAGATGAAGGACATTTAACCGATTCGTTTGGTAGAAAGATTAATTTTACAAACACAATCATTATCATGACATCTAATGTGGGTGCTAAGAAAGTTTCTGAATTTGGTAATGGCGTTGGATTTTCAACCTCATCATCTGAAGAACAAAAATATGAAGTAAGGAAAACAATGATTCAAAAATCATTAAAACAACAATTTAATCCTGAATTTTTGAATCGTATTGATGATATTATCCTATTCAATCATTTAGATGAAACAGTACTTAAGAAGATTATCACCATTGAAATTGGTAAACTTATTAAGAGATTGGTTGAAAAAAATTACCTTGTAATTTTTGATAAATCTGTTGCAAGTAGAATTTTCGAATTAAATTCACAGGAAGAATATGGTGCAAGACCACTAAAAAGAATAATTCAAAATCTATGTGAAGATTTCTTAAGTGAAGAGATTTTAAGAGGTAATATTATTGAAAATGAACAAGTTACTTTAAAGTTTAAAGACGAAAAACTTACAATAACTAAAAAAATATTGTAAATACTTGACTTTTTTCAAAAATTATATATATTTATATTCTCGGAGGTTCTCTTTGTCGATTACCTTTTCGTTTTTTTTCATAAGTAAGTGGGGTTGAATCCACTGAAAGACCTTAAAACCCCGACATTCCTTGTTGGGGTTTTTTATTTTCAAAATTTTTTGTTATATTTACACTTATGAAGAAATACACATTTATCTTGGCTATTTTCGCAACAATTGCGTTAACGGCCTGTGGTTCCGGGTCGACCACAACTGAAACAACTGACTCTACGGCGGTTAGTGTTGATACTACAGCGGCAGTTGTAGATTCAACTAATGTCGATACTCAAACAGGTGGGGGATCTGGATCAGATTCTCAACCTATTAAGTAAAAATATGGGCCGGATTAAATTCCGGCCCTTTCTATTTATTTGTTATGGAATATGTTGGAGATTTAATATTATTGAGAGGAGTACCGGGGTCAGGAAAAACGACTCTTGGGGAAATTATACTCCAAACAACACAACATCAAATACCTGATGTATTATCGGCGGATAATTTTTTTATCAATGATAAAGGTGAATATAATTTCGATAGTACGAAATTAAAAGAAGCACATAATTTTTGCCAACAAAAATGTGCCGAAAGAATGCGTTTGGAGTTTTCAAAAATTGTGGTTGCAAATACATTTACACAAGAATGGGAAATGAAACCATACTTTGAGATGGCAGAAAGATATCGATACCGAATTCATAGTATAATTGTAGAGAATAGACACGGAAACAAAAATATACATGATGTTCCCGATGATAAAGTTCAGATAATGAAAGATAGGTTCGAAATTCAGTTGTGATGGGTAAGTTTATTCTTTCTTTTACTAATATCACATATCCACAAAAAAAAAGAACAAAAGGATTATTAAAACTTGCTAAGTACTTTAGAAAAATATTACCAAAATGGTTTGTTACAAAAACAAACACACCCAAATCTTGATTTAACTATATGGAATTATTCTCCAAAAGTTCAATACGAAAGATTGTGGGATGATGTTACCATGCAATGCCGTGGATTAGTTACTAATTCAAAAGGTGAGATTGTCGCAAGACCATTTAAGAAATTCTTTAACTACGAAGAACATAAACCAGAAGATATCCCAAACGAAGATTTTGTGGTCTATGAAAAAATGGATGGATCTTTGGGTATTCTTTTCAACTATAAAGGAGAATGGATAATGGCAACTCGTGGTTCATTCACCTCTCCACAAGCAATTAAAGGAAAAGAAATTCTTAATAGACATGACATTAGTGCGTGGAGAAAAGACAATACATATTTGTTTGAAATTATTTATCCTGAAAATAGAATTGTTGTTGATTATGGTGATGAAGAAAAGTTAGTTGTTCTTGGTGGTTTCCATACAGAAACAGGTGAAGAAATACCCGATAGTAGTTTATTTTGGACACAAGATTCAGGATTTGAAATTGTTACAAAATATAAAACATGGGGAGAAGGATACGATTTACTTAAAGAAGAAATATCTAAAGAGAAAGAAGGTTATGTAATTCGTTTTAAAAATGGTTTTCGTATGAAAATCAAAGGAGATGAATATGTTAGACTTCATAGGATAATAACTAACGTTTCAAATAGAGATATTTGGGAATATCTAAAAGATAATAAACCATTTGATGAATTACTTGAAAAAGTTCCTGATGAATTTAATGAATGGGTTAAAGAAACAGTACGAGATTTAACTGTTAGATTTGAAAACATTGATGACGATTATAACAATATTTTTAATTCAATTAATACAATAGACAGAAAACAATTCGCTGAAAATGCAAAAAATTATCCATACCCATCAATATTGTTTGCGATGTACGATGGAAAACCAACACATAACATTATATGGAAATTAATATATCCACAATACTCAAAACCATTTAAAAAAGATGATGCCTAATTTATATGTTTGTGGTGATAGTTTTGTTGATTGGGATAAACCTGATACACATTGGATAGATTATTTATCCAATCATTATAATATTATCAAATTAGGGAGATACGGATCAGATAATCATAGTATATTATATCAAATGGGATTAATTAATGATTATCTAAATGGGGACAGAGTGGTTGTTGTTTTTACGGCACCAGGAAGATTTCCAAGAAGATATTTTGGTGAAAGAGAAATCAATCAAGACGTAAAATATATTACATGGGAATGGTATAAAGACAAAAATTTTGCTAAGAAATTAATGGAATTAAGAGTTAAAGAAACTGAAAGTTGGTTAAATGGTGAAAGGAATTCAGAAATTGAATTTCTTAAAAAGGTGAAAGTTTTTTATGGTGATTTTAAACCTGTTTTTGTAACATGGAATGAAGACTTTTATAAAAAAACATATGATTTTGTTGATTTAATAAAAGTAACATCAATATCTGATGAAGGTGGTGAAGAAAATGATTGGCACCCTGGTTGGAAGGGTTGTTATGAATTTTATCAAAAAATTTATAATTTATTAGAAATAAAAGATACTATGGTAGATTATATTGATAAAATCAATAAAATACTATGAAACTAACAAATGAAGAATTTGAAATTTTATTAAATGAATTAAATAATACTCCAACAATGGATGAAGAGGAAATAAAATTTATAAAATCGGCACACCCACAACTTTATTATACAAGTGAAAATAAAAGAGATAATGGCGTTTCTTTATATACCGATAGAAGTTTTATTTATAGTTTAAAAAATGAAAAATTAAAAAAAATATTATGCGATAAATTTAATGAAGATATACAGAATGTTTATTCAATACATAAATTAATATATGGTATTGGTGGTCATGCAAAAAAACATAAAGATAGATTTACAACACACAAAACTGTTAGTATAATATTATCAGATAATTTTAAAGGTGGTGAAATGTATATTAATGAACAATTAGTAGAGATGAATGAATTGGGTAATTATATAGTTTTTGATGGTGGGAGAGATTTACATGAAGTTAAAGAAATAATTGAGGGTGAAAGAGAAGTTTTAGTAATATGGTTTTCAAAAAAACCGGCAAAATTTAATTTAATATGATGAAAACAGAAAAGAAGAAACTTTATTTGGATGATGTGAGAACCCCCACATCGGAAGATTGGGTTGTTGTACGCAATTATGATGAATTTGTTCATCAAATAAATTTATATGGTTTAGAATCTTTTGAGGTTATTTCATTAGATCACGATTTAGGTGAAGACGCAATGGTTGAATATTATACTAATGTGAAAAATAATTTTACTTTAGATTATAATAATATCCAAGAAAAAACAGGAATGGATTGTTGTAAGTTTTTAGTTAATCTGAGTATGACAAAATACATACCACTACCACAAATTTATGTTCATTCTGCAAACCCTATAGGTAGTGCAAATATGATGGGTTATATAAATAACTATTTAATGAATTGTGGACTACCCCAAACATGTGTTAGGGTTAAAATTGACCATACTATTCACGAATCACATTTAATACCACCCGAAGCTAGAAAGGCCAAATGGGACAGAAGTATAAAAAAATAATTATTATATTTTTATCTCCTTAAAAAATTTTCTTTTTGTAAAAAAAAATATAACTTTGTCATAACAAAACTCTAAACAAACTTACTATGCCAAAAACTAAAATTTTCAAAGACCTAATCTTTAAGAAAAAATACAAATCTTATGGACAATTTCATTCAGAAAACAGAGAAAAAATTTATAAAACAATAATCGAATTGTTTAAGGAATTTAGTTTAGTTAAAAATAAAACATTGTCAATGACAATTAGTGCCGATATTGAAAATATCGAATGGAATACTGAGTTGTGTTTTAATAGGGGTGAATCCTATATTCTTAAAAAAGATGTTATGCCGTATTTTGAAGAGATTGAAGATTATGAAACATGTTCCGAAATAATAAATCTTTCAAAATCCTTGACTAAATCAATATAAAGGTTTATATTATTTTATAAATAAAAGCCTAATTATTTTTAGGGTACTTTTATTTATTTTGTTCAGAACCCACCGATTCTTCGGTGGGTTTTTTTATAATATTAATCGAGAACCAACTAAGAAATTATGTAATATAGGTATATCCTTAGTGGTATTTATATTTGCCTTATAATTAAAACTAAAACCGAATCTTTTACTAATTTTATAATCCACACTACTTCCAAGTAAAAACCCAATGTTTCTATTGATGTTGGTATACCCATTACTCGGTGCATATGATATTGGTGATGACATAATAAAAACTTGTGGTGATAATGATATTTTTCTTGAATATTGATATGGTTTTGTCCAAAACGCAACAAAGGAAGATGATAAATTAATTTCACGACTCTCTCCTACTATTCCTTTAGTTAATAATCCAATACTACCAACATTAAATCCATAAGTTCCAATTTTTGGGTCAGGTTTGACATATGTATATGATGTTAATAACATCCATGCACCTTTTAAATAACCAACAGTTGCACCATAAGAATGTATACTATTTAATTTACCCCCTTCAAATTTCATTTTAGTATAGTTTGAAGATACCGCATACTGATCTAATGTCGACCATATCATGGCATTCGCACCATACGATACATCACCAGCCATAGATGACCTACTAACACCCATCGATAATATTGCACTGTATCTTCCATCTATACTTTGAGCGGTAGTTAAATCTGATGCCAATAATAGTGGATTTAAATTTTGTTGCTTTTTCTTATCTTCTTTTTTTTCGTCTTTCTTATCTTCTTTTTTTTCTTCTTTAGATTCTTCTTTCTTTTCCTCTTTCTTTTCTTCTTTAGATTCTGATTTAGTTTCTTCTTTTTTCTCTTCACTCTTACTTTCAGATTTTGATTCTGTTTTTGATTCAGATTTACTCTCAGATGAAGATGATGAATTACTTTTATTGTCTGAATTACCACTACTACTACTACTACTACTAC